TGTTCGGCTATGGGTCTGTCAGTCGACACCAGCACATCGGGTGTGTGTTCGCGATACAGGGCGTTGCACCCGTAGATGCGTCCGCACCTGGCCAGAGTTGCCACGCTGATGTCTCTGCGGCTGACGCCGTTGCCTAATACAAATGCTGTGCTCATAAAAAAAATCCCCACAGTACTTATTGTGGGGATTTTGGGGTTGCTAAGAAAAAATTACGATGTGAAATTTTCTACAATTGCTAAATCTAAATTGCCAGTTGCAAGTTGGCTTGTGCCTACCCAAGTGTCAACTTCTGCACCCGACTTGGCAGTGACGCCTTCGTCGCTGAAGAAGTTGTCAGCAAACACCACGTTGTTGATCTGCTGAGTAGCATTCCAAACATCGCCGGTGTCAGCACTACCACCAGTGGCACCACCTGCAAAGTTCTGCAAGAACTTGTTGGTCAACTTGCTAATTGCTGTTTCAGAAGAGTCATTGCTGAAATAGCTGATGCTCATGTTGCCGGCTGTGGGGCTCAAATCGCTTGTGAGCACACAGATACCAACAGCATTTACGCGACCTGTGCCTGTGTTGGCCAAGGCCGTTGTGGCTGTAAAGATTGTGCCAATCTGTGCGCTAGGAGCACCATAGCTGGCCCAATCTGTGTCACCAACTATAGTGATACGATATGCCTGGCCAGAAACCAGGGCTGTTCTGGATGTAGAGTCTGCTACCAGGAACTTGTGTGCACCTTTTTGACGTATGATAGTGCCGTCGGCTTCGGCAAAGCCTGTGACAAACACACGGCACTTGACTATGGGGTAGTTGGTGCTGGCAGTTGTAGTGGGTTGAGTTCCGCCAACCACGCCAAGATATTCTGTGGCACTGTCAAAAACCGGACTAGGTAACACAGGTGCTGTCAAACTTGTCAATGCATTGAAACCAATATCTACACCTGGATTTGCACCGGTTGTAGAGTTGTAACTAGCTTCAGTTATTTTTTTAATTTTGAGAGGACGTCCCATTTTGTTTTCTCCTTAAAGAAGCCCAATGCGGGTTCTAGCCGCTACGCGGCTGGGTTAATAGCCGCATAAAACGCAGGATTGCGTTGACAAGTATTTATGGTCCGGCAAATATTTTGGGCACTTGGATGCAAATTAAATAGAACCATGCACACAGAAGAACTCATAGCCTTGGGCAATCAAGCCCGAGAAGACAACACACCCGAACTTGCTCTACAATACTATGCACAGGCCTTGATTCAAGATAGAAATTCAGCCAGTGCATTCAACAACTATGGCAATGTTTTGCGTGAATGCGGTGATCCTGCAGGTGCTATACCGTTTTTGCAACGAAGCATGCAGTTGGCTCCTGATCATCCCACAGCTCCATTTAATTTAGCCGTGGCCTATTTGTTGGCAGGTGATTACGTCCGTGGGTGGCCGCAGTACGAAACACGTTGGAACTACGAACATCTGGCCGGCACGCTACCAAAATTTGATCAGCCGCGGTGGACTGGCCAGGATATCAAAGGCAAAACCGTGTTGATCATTGGCGAGCAAGGACATGGCGATAACATACAGTTTGTGAGATTTGTAGACGACATCCGAGCCAGAGGTGCAAAGTCTGTGTTGGTTGTTGACCGGTTGTTGATACCGTTGTTTCAAAGTCCAGATATCGACACCATTGTTGCATTTGGTGAAACATTGCCGGCATTTGATTATTGGACTCCTATCATGAGTATTCCAGGCATCGTTGGATCAACCCTGGAAAATCTTGCCAGTGTACAGTACTATCTTACTGCTGATGCCAAATTGCAACAGGCATGGCAACAACAGTTGGGGCCAAAAAAACGACTGCGTGTGGGCTTTTGTTGGTCGGGTCGCAGAGATACCTGGATCAATCGACACAAGGCCATGCCTTTTGACAAGATGCTGGCATTGATAAAAAGAAATCCCAACTACGAGTGGGTCAACCTGCAGGTTGATTGCACAGCCGAAGAACAAGCCAAGTTGTTGTCTGCCGGAGTCAGGGCCTATCCAGGTGCTATACAAACATTTGCTGATTCAGCAGCCTTGATCATGCACATGGATGTGGTCTTGGCTGTGGACACTGCTGTGGCACACTTGGCTGGTGCCTTGGGCCGTCCGGTCTGGGTCATGCTGAGTCAATTTGCCCTGGACTGGCGTTGGTTGCTGGATCGTGACAGCAGTCCCTGGTATACCACAGCCCGACTGTTCCGTCAACCCGCCATGGGTGACTGGGCGTCGGTCACAGATCGTATACATCAGTACCTGGGCTGGTTCAAAGTTTGACCGGTTGGCAGATCACCGGCACCACAGGTTTGGTATTGGGTCGTGGGTAATAGCCTGAATCGTTGCCTATTGGGCTGGCATGTTTGACCAAAAACAGCTTTGAAAAATTTATCCCCGATATCATAACAATATTTATAGCCAACAAAAAAGCGCCTTTCGGCGCTTTTCTGCTTCTTCCCATCCCTGAGAAAATAAACTGCGTTCTCTGATTAGGAGAATGACAAGTTTTGTACTGCGATCTCGCCAACATAGTCAGCTGCGTTACCGAAGCTGGATGCTGTGTTGGTCAACTCAACGAAGCCATAACGTGTCATGAATGATACGACTGGTTCGAATGTTGATGGATCAAGAACAACACCGCTGCTCATTAAAGGAATATATGGGCAATAGAACGCAGCAGCATCTGCCTCGCTTGTGCCCTTATAACCTACCAACACAGAAGCTGTGTCAGCAGCATAGCTGTTTACAAACACACGCATTGCGCCATTCAATGTACCAACAAACTTGGTGTTTGTGGGTGCTTCAAATGTGCCTTCTGTTGTGCGAGCAAAAGCTGATGTTGTTGCAGATTGCAACACTGTCAAACTTGCTGGAGATACAACAGCCCAGTTACCAGCGCCACGACGTGTACGCTGAGCGATCAAGTTTGCAACACGGTTGATCAACACTGCCAATGCGGCATGCTCATCACCAACAAATGTTGCTGTACCAGACACAGTAGCTTGGTTGTATGTAAACTCTGTAGCAGCCAATGTAGACAAGCTCAAGAGGATCTCTTGATCAATCTCAGCTGTGATCTCTTGTGCAAGAGCAGCCATGATTTCAGCTTCTACGTCAATACCGTGCATGGCTTGAGCATCTTGAGCAGATTCAAATGTCCAACGAGCTTGGAGTTTGCGTGTCTTAGCTTCAACAGCTTGCTTCAAGATCTGTACGGAAATTTGCTTACCGCCTGTGCCTTCCATGGTCGCTGTGTTGTTACCTGTGTAACCTGTGGCTGTTGTGGTAGCTTGGGGTACAGTAGAGTAAGCTGTAGCGATTGTGAATGGGCTCAAAGCTTCAGAACCAGCTGCAACGCTTGTGGCGGCTGCGGATGTATCATTCAAGCTCTGTGCATAGCGAACACGTAATGTGTGGATTTGACCTACAGGACCTGTCATTGGCTGAACACCAACTAACTCGTTAGCGATAACGGTTGGCATTACACGACGGATAACTGGCAGAATCACACGGTTTAATGTAGCGATGTTGCCAGAAACTGTAGAACCAGAAGAAGCGTTCTCACGCAAGTACTTCTTGGTATTTTCAAGGATTACACTCATGGACGAACGCTTGGATCCGGATAAACCTTCCAAGAGTGCGTCTTTGGTTTCGTCCCAACGGCCTTCTAATAATTCTTGTGACATTTAAGTCTCCTTATTTTTATGTCTTGGGTTACAGCCCTGCCAAACGCTTGAGATCGATCACGTTGCTGACATTGTCAGCCGCTTGATCTGCATCTGGACTGCGGGCAGATTTATCGCCAGTGGCCACGCTTACAGTTTCTGTGATCACTTTACGGGCTTTCACAGTACCTTCGGCTAGTACAGCTGGTAGATACTTTTCAAAAGCGGCACTCAGACGAGCTGTCTGCACACTTTCAAGCAAGTTCTTCATGATTTCGCGCTTCTCTTCATTGAGAGGAGCAAGCAGTTCTTCCATGGCGCTTTCGCGTTGATTGGATTCACGTATCATGCGGATCTCGCGTTCTTTTGATTCAACGAGAACTTTGGCCTTCTCGGTGAATTGGACGGCTTCGGCCAACTTGGCATCTTTGCTTGCAATGATGTCATGTAGTTTACGCACTTCGGCTTTCTCATTGAGATGAGTTGCACCAAATTCAGTGGCGTATGCTTCAAAGATTCTGCGTCCAAAGTTGTTCTCGCGAGCAACTTGGATGTCTTCTTTGAGTTGGTTGAGTTCAGCCTTGAGATGTTGGCTAACAGCGGTGGACATTTTGCGGGCTGATTCTGCAACGAAACGGCCCTTCAATTGTTCCAACTTGGTGCGAGCTTCGGCCACTAGACGTACTTTTGTGTTGACCACATCTTGTTTGTCTTCGGCAAATTCTTGAATCTCGCGTGCAAGAGCATGAACAACGAAACTTTCTAACTTCTCAATTCCTTCGTTGTGTGTCTTGCGGTCTCGGCGCAGTTCTCCGATTTCCTCGGCCAATTTGGTGATCATGAAGTTGTTAAACTTAGTAGCATCTTCTTTGATCTTGGCTTGGAAACGAACACGGTCTTCGGCTAGAGCTTGCTTTTCAGCTTGCACTGCTTGGACTTCTGCAGCTAGACCTTCTGTTACCATACGATCCAGGGCTTCTACCATCACTTGTTTGTCATGCTCATAGCGTTGTGCAAACTCTTCGCGGAGTTCTGCACGTACCACTTCACGAGCTTCATTTAACTTGGATTCCCAAGCCTCAGAAATTTCTTGCTGAGCTTCTTCGCTTAACAGTTCGCTATCTAGTAACGGTTTAATAGCATCTAACATGCTTATTTCTCCTAGATTTTGAGACCACGTATCAAGCGCATTACTTCACCTTTTACGTATCTCTGTGCTTTGTTGCTCTTAGCTGGGTCCTTGAACATTTCCAACAGTCTAGCTCCGCCGGCATGATTTAACAGGCCTTCGTAGATTGCTGTGGGATATGCGTTGGGGGCGCTGGGTTGAGCAACCACATCTACAGTGACAATTTCAAAGTCACTGACATGTCCGTTGGCGTCGTTGACGTTACCGCTGCCACGACTGCTAACACCTAATTTCACACCCGAGGTCAGCATGGTTTTCACCAACTCGCCCATGGGTGTGGGCAATATCTTTAATTTTCCATAACCAGCAGGGCCATCCATCCACATATTGCAAATCATATGACTCACGCGATCCAGATTGATCTTCAAGTCTTCTGGGTGGTCTACTTCTCCCAGGACTGAATGACCGGTCTTGATCTGTTCGTTGATGGTGTCTACTGCCTTGGCTATTTCGTTTACAGGATATACTCGTTCGTTGGCGTTGCGAACACCGCCCTCAATGCAAATGCCTTTGAGGTACAGGTTCTTGCCGGATCCATCCGCGGCTTCCTCAAGCAAGATTTCTGCTCTTGCCTGAGTGAAGCTTAGATGTTCTCTTAGATAGCGAGCCATATCTAACTATTAAGCCTTAGGAAATGGAGTTTTTGTGTTTACACCACTGGCTTGTGCTGTAACTGGCTTTGGAGCTGCGGACATTTTCTTGTCGCCAGAGGCAGGAGTGTTTTGCACTTTGCCAATCAACTCACCAGCTTTGGGAGCAGGACGACCTTCGGCTGTGTCGCCAGTCATTTTTACAGGACTAGCTACAGCACCTTTGGCGCCACTGTTGTTAGCATTTGTGCTTTTGGTGTTTGTACCAGCT